CTCTGATTGATAGAAACTGTGGAGGTGAATTAAAGTTACTCACCTCCAGATTGTCTCTATAGTGTAAGGACCAAACCAAACCAAACTAAACCAATGATGATGACACAAACTAAGACCAACATTCTCGATACTTTCACCACTATCAAACAGTATGATTTCGGTTCAATGAAATCTATCAATACTGATGACATTAAGAAGGCAATTTGTATGAATGTGAATAACATTGAGGCATCTGGTTCTTGTACCATTCACAGTGGTAATTTCACTCAGGGTACTTTTTCTGAGGATGAAATTAGCGACATGTTGATGTTTGCTTTGGGTGGAACATTCGGTGCGAATGTGAGACTTATTGGTGATAATTTCATTGTTCATGCCTGGAACGATTGATGAGGAATTAAAAACACTCTAACCTCCAGATTGTCCCTATAGTGTAAGCGTTACCAATCGACCATGAAAAACCCTGAAATTGATTACAACCAAGTCCGCAAAATGTTCGGAAAAGTTGTAAGTGATGGCACTCACACTTATAACATCTCAGACTATAAAATGGGATGTGATGCTTATCAACTGTGGTGCAATGATCGTCAAAAGTTCTTTTACACTTCTTACAATGGTGTTCATCAACTGATGGAAATTGTAGGAGATGCTTATCCTGAAGAGGATTGATTCCTCTTCAATAAAAGTTACTCACTGTTGTTCGCAATAAAGTTACTCACCTTCAGATTGTCCCTATAGTGTAAGGACACAACTAAACCAAACCAATGACTAATCTTTTCTCTGCTGAAAATCTTCAAGACCTGCAAGATTTTATGTTCGACACTATGCTTCCTGCTGATGATTGTGTCGATTGGTTCTGTGATCGTCACGATGTTCAGGATCATGAAGTGATTGAAGTGATTGATTTTGTTGTTGATGCACACTTTGCCTTTCACGGTAAGTGATAATTAAGGACTAAACCAAACTAACACAATTTCCATCAATGAGAAAGATCGAAACCCAAATGTGTGACGCCATTTCTAACAATGAGAACTGGCAATCTGCAAACACAAGTGTAATGACTGAACAAAATGGCATTTCTTCAGTGTATCTTTATGGTAACAAGATTGCTGAGGTAGGTGATGATTATCTTCAAATCTTTGATGGTGATCATCAAACAATGACCACTAAATCAAGACTAAATGCACTTTGCCAAACCTTTTGTATTGAAGGAGAGAATGTATTCCAAAAGAATAACACTTGGTATGTGAAAAGGTTTGTTGGACAAGTTGGAAATAAAAAAGTATTTGAAACCACACTATTCACCAACGGTTACACTTTCTGATGATTAAACTACTCTCTAAATCAGCATTTAACAAAGGACAAGTTCTTCCTTTCATTATCAACAAAGAAGGAAAGAAAATCAAAGAAGGTAACTTCAGCATTTATTTCTTTTCCCGTACAGTTATAGACAAGGAGGGTAATCGTTACGTTAAAAAGTATAGGTATTGCCCATTAAGGTTTGAAGGTGAGTTAGCACGATTCAAGAAAAGAAAGGATGCTATTGCTTATGCTAGGCATAGATTAGCACTAGATTGATGTTATTATGCAGGGGGGCACTTATGTCCCCTTTTTTAATGCTTATGGGGTAAAATAGGGGTTAAAATACAATAAAAAGGTAATTAAATGTATTAAAAAATGTATTTGTCTGTTTTATTCCTTATTGATTCTCATTCTCAATAAGCAAAATCCTTATGATAAATGTACTCTAATGCCCTCTAATCCTTATGATAAATGTCTCTGGTCCTTGGTTTTTATGTTCTCTAAATGTCTCTGGTCCTTGTGATCTTAGACCCGACGCTATCATAAAACCTCTGAAATGTCAAGACCCCCGCTCATAAGCATCCCAAGACATTTGCAAAAAACTGATAAGGACTCCGAATAAATATCAGCATCTCATTGACATCTTTCCCATAAGATTGTATACTATACAAGTCAATCAATCGCAGAGGTTCTCATGGTTTCTTATTCACTAGCAAGGAAAAGGCGTGTAAGGATTACATTGGATTTTGATGTCCTGAGTGACTTTAATCCAAGAGATATTGACTTTGATAAGTTATTCAAATTGGAACCTAATGAGAGTGTAGAGAGTTACATTGAGGATTTCGATAAGGGGGATGATTCTTATCACTATCACGGGTGATTGTCCCCCATAAGTATCACCTACCCATAAGGTCCTTATGTTACACCAGACCCCTCTAAATGCCTCTGAGAGCAACAGAAACTCTACACAGGTCTCAGTGTAACATACCCGTAGGGTTAAGCATAAGCGCAAGGACCTTATTTCATCAGAATTAAAGTTACTCACCTTGAGATTGTCCCTAAGGTGTAAGGGTGAGCAACCCACACAGACAAACCACTAAGTTACACAAATGAGCACAAAGTACCAAGATTGGACTAACTACGAAACCTGGAATGTTGCCCTCTACATTAACAACGAGTATGACCTTTATTGTCTTGCTTGTGATTATGTAAAGCAGGCAAAAAGGTTCGGTCAGAAAGTATCTTATGATAACCTGATTCCTGCGATTGAGTATCGTCGTAAATCACAAATAACCCCTGACGGTGTACGTTGGATGGATGGTCTGATTAACACTCAGGAACTGGATGAAATGTTAGAAGAACTCGTTGCCTGAGTTCTTGTTACATAAGCACCACAATCTCAAGGGAATTAAAGTTACTCACCTTGAGATTGTCTCTACAGTGTAAGCAACCGACCAACACTAACCAACAATGAGACCTTACAAAATTGCCCGCCTTGATGATACTGGAAACTGGAAAGTTCTTGCTAGTTTCACTACTTATGAAAAGGCAGATGATGCCCTCGATAAGTATTCTGAAAAGTATCCAAATGCCTGGGTGGATATTCTTGACGGTGCCCTAACTCTCGCCGCCTGATTCACATCAACCCATCGTAATCTCAAGGGAATTAAAGTTACTCACCTTGAGATTGTCTCTACAGTGTAAGCAACCGACCAAACCAGTTATGAACATGAACCGCTACCGAATCGAAGTTGACCGCATTGAACCTAACGGCAACATTTTTACTCTGGTCGAGTATCGTAACCTAAAGGCAACTAAGTCTAATCGTGGTCTACATCGTCAGATGGAAAATCTAACGAACAAGATTATTGAGGAACTTAAGTATTATCAAGTCCCTCACAAAAGGTTTACTGTCAGCGTCGTCTGATTAACAATTAAGAGAATGAGATGCGCTCTAAAGACACTCAAACTGTAAACACACTGATTCACATTTTCATCATGCAATTCGCTATCTCCAACAGCACCGCTATCGAGAACATTGCTCTCGAAGATAACACCGCTACCGTTACTTTCGCTGGTGGTCGTCACTATGATTACACCGTCAACGATGTTACTGCTTTCGTAACTTCTCTGACCAATGTGATCGAAGGCGGTCAATCTGTCGGTCGGTTCGTAAACCAATCCGTCAAGAATGAGACCCTGAAAGCAATCGCTGCCTGAGGTACATTCGTGGGGTTAGTAACACTTACTGCCCCACACTAAGTTTAACATAAGCACCACACTTTCGTCAACACTTTTCTTCGTTATTATGTCCCGCAATCTGATGCTTACTCTTCTCTCTAAGGGTAACACTGGAAACGACATTCTGTCCATCCTCGATGCTATCGTTCGTGATGATTCTTCGTCCTTCGATGATACTCAGGGCGGGGCAGTGAGTTACACTACGGGGGAGGCAATCGCGTTCTAATGTGATGCTAACTGTGTGTCCCTTATGTGTTATTCGTGAGGGACACTTATTCGTTATTCGTGAACACCAGTCCCCGCGATTAGGGGTCTTATGTGTTAGCGGGCGGTGCGTATATAAAAACCCCTAACTACCTCAACCTACACTGTATGTCTTTTTCGACATAAGTATCGAACACATAAAAAAATTTCCCAGGATATAAGAACACTCCGAAACCCCTCTGAATACTCCCCATGAGAAAACACCGCCCGTATTGGAATTTTTATAAGGTAGTCTTAGCGGGATGGATGATAAGGTATCCGAAATTTTTTCTGAGATTACTGGGAGTGCCTCTAGGGATTTTGATAGTTATGGTATATAATGCTCTAAGGTAAATAGAAGTGGAGGAAAAAAATCCCGGAAAAATTTTTTATGAGTGAGAAGATTTATCACATATACGCAAAAGGAGAGTGTATCTACCATTCTCTGAGTAAATCAGAGTTTGACTTTACATGGGATGCTCTATGTAAGTTAGTTCAAGTATTCTCAGATTATCAAAGGGAAGATTTAACATTTGAGGAAGTTGTGAGTAGTAAGAAAGAGTTTGCAGAGTCATCTTATTGACTCTATTGACAAGAAATAAATAAGGTATTAGAATTGATTTGAGGTTTTTATTCTCTTATGGCTAAAGGATTTACAGTAAAGGCAAAGGCGCCTGCAGCAGCATCAAAGGGACCTGAGTGGGACTATGATGCAATTAAAGAAAGAATGAAAGGAAAGGCAATTGTATTTTGTCTACCTGGACGAGGAGTATCATATGTCTTTCTGAAGAACTTTGTTCAACTGTGCTTTGACTTAGTACAGAATGGAATGAGTATTCAGATTAGTCAAGATTATTCATCGATGGTGAACTTTGCAAGATGTAAGTGTCTTGGTGCGAATGTTCTGAGGGGACCAGATCAGATTCCTTGGGATGGTAAGTTGAACTATGATTATCAATTGTGGATTGATAGTGACATTGTTTTTAGTACTGAGAAGTTCTGGCAATTGTGTGATCTTGCATTCCCTGCAGAAGCAGTAGAAGATGAGAGTAAGAAGCGTGAGATCACTGCTGGTTGGTACATGACTGAAGATGGACGTACTACATCAGTTGCTCATTGGTTGGAAGAAGATGATTTCCGAAACAATGGTGGAGTGATGAATCATGAGACTGGAGAAACCATTACGAAGCGTCGGAAACCATTTACAGTTGATTACACTGGATTTGGATGGGTGATGATTCAGAATGGAGTCTTTGAGAATGAAGAGATGAAGTATCCATGGTTTGCTCCGAAGATGCAAGTCTTTGAATCTGGTGCAGTCCAAGACATGTGTGGGGAAGACGTATCTTTCTGTCTCGATGCGATTGAGGCAGGTTTCAAAATCTGGTGCGATCCACGGATTCGTGTAGGACATGAAAAATCAAGAGTCATCTGAGTTATTCAACATACTCTATGAGGGTGATGTCATACGTTCTGAGTTGACGTATGACGAAGTTACAGAAGCACTTGACGAACTAGCATCAGAGTATTATGATACTAATGCTTATGATCCACAAAAAATTGAACTGGAGTTTTTAAATTATGGCAAAGATTAAGAAGTCGCTGATGGGTTCAGCATTCATCGAATCACAACCCAAGAATACCCGTCAGGGTCAAGGGAAGCACACGAAGTATGCTGCATCCAGCAGAAATAATGCAAAGAAGCGTTATCGTGGTCAGGGTCGTTGAGACACTCCACCTAAGGCACTTGAGACCCCCTCAGAGGGGTCTTTTTTTATGTCTGAGTATCTTTGTGTTCTTATGGGCGTTTATTGTTCTTATTGGCGTTCTTATGGGCGTTTATTGTTCTTATTGGCGTTCTTATGGGCGTTTATTGTTCTTATTGGCGCTTTTCTGCTCGCTAAGAAAGCGGAAGCTCGTTCTGGAGGGGTAAATAATAAAAACATAACGTTATTTAATTATGTCTACATTAATTTGCAATCTTCCTTCAGAAGAAGTCTGGGTTCGAAAGGAATACCTTACGGATCATCAGAGTGGTCATGGTGAATTTGTAAAGGGAGTATGGGTATCTTGTAAGAGTATACCTGGACGTGCGTTTTATTTTGAAACTTATCTACCTGAGTATGCCGCGATGTATGATAAGTTACCCATCAGTGCCTTTGTAAGTGAACCTAAGACTCCTGAACCTGACATGAACCTTCCAAACTTACAGTTTTGGAACTGTATGGACTATGGAGTCGTATCTATACACAAGCAATTCATTGATTCAATGGACTATGAGTTGTATACAAGAGACCATGGTATACAAAAAGGTACTTATATTTGTACGATAGATAATTATCATCAGGATTGTGACATGATTGACTATGCAACAAGTGAAAATCCTGCTGAACATAAGTCACATAACTTGATTTCTTTAGATAATGGGCAGTATGCACTCTATCCAAACAATAGAATGCGTATTTTTGATAATAGTTTAACTCCTGTTGACCCTAAGATGCCTGATTTTAAGGTTTCAACGCAATATTATCAAGTTGAGAATGGATTTGAACGTCTTGGGATGGGTCGAGAGGATGAATACTTCTGGAAAACTGCCCAAGAACGTGAAAAATGTGAAAATTGCGGGCAAAGTCCTTGTAATCCACGATGCATCAACGCAACCTAAAGGAGAATAATGACAAATTCACCCAATCCAGATAGAGATACAAAGTACATGATGGATACTTGGGGAACAAACCGACTTATTACAGACTATGGAGAGATAAAAATGGAAGAAAAGATGCTTAGAGAGATTAATGAAGATGAAATGACGCCTAAAAGGTCAAATAAAAAGAAGGAGACTGAACTTTTTGAGCGTTTTGACGACTCTGGAGAAGTTTTCGAAAGAGAAGGTGATTCAGAACCTCTTTTTGGGTGAATAAATAAGATAGATTTATAGGTTTTTAATGCCTTTAGAACGGGTCAGTAGAGGATTTAAAGACATCAGTGGGTCATTTTTAATGAATCCATTGAATAATGACCTGATTGCACTCAAAAACGAGACTGCAATTGCCCGTTCTATTCGTAATATTGTATTAACTCAACCTGGTGAGAGACCTTTTAATCCTGAATTTGGAAGCTTTGTCTCAGATTCTCTATTTGAGAACATGAGTGATGTTTCTGCAGATACAATTAGAGGTCAAATTAAAGAATCTATTAATCTGTATGAACCAAGAGTTGATTTAATTGATGTTAGAGTAAGTCCAAATTATTCTACGTTAGAATTTGACGTAACAGTAATTTATAAAATCATAGGCATTAGTGCTTTACCGCAACAATTATCATTTGCATTACAGCAAACACGATAGATGACATTAGCAAATTTTTCAAATCTAGATTTCGACCAAATAAAACAAACAATTCGAGATTATATAAGATCGAATTCAAGTTTTACTGACTATGACTTTGAGGGGTCAAATCTTTCAGTCATTATCGATACGTTAGCTTATAACACATACATTACCTCATACAATGCTAACATGCTTAGCAATGAGGTTTTTATTGATAGTGCCACCTTAAGAGAGAATGTAGTTTCTCTTGCGAGGAACATTGGTTATGTGCCTAGATCAGTAACATCATCAAGAGCAAACATTAGTTTCTTTGTTGATATTACTGATCTTCCAATAAACAACGAGACAGCAGAAAATAAACCATTAAAATTAATTCTTCAGAAAGGAATTGTAGCAACTACAAATTCTTTTGGTACTGGAACATCATCGCAATCATATACGTTTGCAATTCCAGAGACTATTACTGTACCTATTGTCAATAACATTGCAGAATTTAATAGCATTGAAGTTATTGAAGGAACTTACATTACAGAATCATTCACAGTTGATACACAGATCCCAAATCAAAAATTCACCTTATCCAACCCAAACATCGATACTTCTACTCTGAGTGTTTATGTAAGAGATAGTGAAGGATCTAGTGTAATTAGAAAATTCAATTTAACTAATACTATTTTTGATGTTGATTCAACATCTAGAGTATTTTACATACAAGAAGTTGAGGATCAAAGATACGAACTTATTTTTGGTGATGGTGTTTTTGGTAAAAAATTAGATAATGGTAATGTTATTGAAGTTGCTTATAATGTAAGTTCAGGCGAACTTTCAAATGGCGCATCTAATTTTAACTTTGCTGGTAGAATTCTTGATGATAGAGATAGATTAATTACACAAAATTTCTCTCTTGTAACTACAGATTCTGCTTCTCGTGGCGGAAAACCAATAGAATCTGTAGAATTTGTAAGAAAGTATGCACCAAGAATCTATGCCGCTCAAAACAGAGCAGTTACTGCTTCTGACTATGAATCCTTGATTCCAATAATTTATCCTGAAGCAGAATCAGTTTCTGTTTATGGTGGAGAAGATTTAAGTCCTCCAAAGTACGGTAGAGTTTTTATTTCCATTAAACCAATTAATGGACAATTTGTTTCAAACCAAGTAAAGGATAATATAAAAGCAAGAATCAAAAAATACAATGTTGCAGGAATTGTTCCTGAAATAGTTGACCTTAAGTATCTTTACATTGAATACGATACAGTAATTTACTTTGATACAAATAGAGCAAATTCAAGATCTGAAGTTTTGAGTGTTGTTTCCGATAACATTACAAAATACTCTCGGTCATCAGAATTGAATGCTTATGGGTCTAGATTTAAATACAGTAAGTTTTTGAATCTAATTGATAGTAGTAGCGCAGCAATTACTTCAAACATTACTAAAATAAGAATAAGAAGAGATTTGAAGGCAGAACTGAATAAGTTCTCTGAGTATGAAATTTGTTATGGTAATGCATTCCACTTACCAAATTGCAGCACTGGTTATAATATCAAGTCAAGTGCTTTCCAAATTGCAGGAGTGAATGGAAATGTGTATGTAACAGATTTTCCTATCGACAGTAAAACTGGGAAAATTTCAATTTTTAAAATTGAAAATGGTTCTCCAGTAATTGTAAAAAATAATGCTGGATCTATTGATTATGAGAAAGGAGAGATAAAATTAAGTATATTAAATATAACAGGAACACAAAAGACTAAAGGTGGTTTTGACGTTATTGAAATTTCTGTAACTCCAAAATCCAATGATGTTATTGGATTGCAGGATTTATATTTGCAACTAGATATTAGTAACAGTGACTTAAATATTGTAGAAGATAACATTTCTTCTGGTAATGATGTTTCTGGTACAAATTACAGTGTAACGTCAAGTTATTCAAACGGTTCTTTAATTAGAAAATAAGATAAAATGTTAGAAAAAAGAGTTAAAATTTCTTCCATACTGAACAATCAGTTACCAGAATTTGTCAGATCAGAATTTCCTCAATTATCGGAATTCTTATCTCAGTACTATAAGTCATTGGAATCTGGGGGTAATCCCTATGATTTAATGAATAACATTGATCAGTATGTTAAAGTTGATAATATTGCAAATTTAATTAACTCTACTACATTATCTTCTAATGTTGAATTTTTTGATACTACTATTACTGTAGAATCCACTGCAGGATTTGCTGATAGTTATGGTCTC